TAGTTCAGCGTCTCTTCCTGTCGCTCTCCACTGTCTGCCAAGAAGTGCTGAACGTGCAACTTGGTTGCCAATTGCCCTAGACGTCAAACGGGAGCTTTGTTCAAGCTCCCGCTGACGATCTGCATTTGACAGTAGAGAACGATCCAGAATTGTAGACTGACGACGTAGAGCCTGGATCGCCTGTGTAATAGGTGCTACTCCGGCAGGATCAGCAGTACCCCTTCTTACTCTTGCCTGTAGATTGCGACGCTGCTTAAGCGCGTTTGCTTCTTGTGCCTGAACCTGCTGTAAGCGGTTAGCTAACCGCAGACGTGCAGTTTCGTTCCGGAAGAGGTCGTTATTGATTCTCTGTAGACGAGACTGAGCATTCGCAATAGTCTGTGCAATACCCTGCTGATCTAGCAATAGGCGATTCCGCCTTTGCTGCAAAGTATTACGTGCTTTCTCAATCTGAGCAGACGCTCTCTGTAGACCTAGAGCGCGTGAACCCTGTGTGATACTTTGGAGTTCACGTAGAGCGCGCTGCCTCTGGCGCATTAGGTTCTGCTGATTCAACAGTACTTTCTGCTGTTGGATCTGTAGATTGCGATGTCTGCCCATAGCAGAAAGATCGCGGCCTACGCGTCTAAGTGCGCCAGAGGCTTGATTCTGCGCTCTGACAATGAGCATCATTTCTGAAAGATGCCTTGCCATTACTTACTAGTGTCTACCTTTCGGTCCCTCGGTATCACTCTTACGTTCACCGGACTTCTGTGACATTTGATCGCTTTCGTATTGGTGTCTTGCTCTAAACACTTGTTCTAGTCTCCAAATGTGTCCGGCGTTCTGTTGTAGCAATCCACCGGGATTTGGTAAAGAACCAGTGACTTCGCAAAGCAATACGAATCCATCGCCTAACATCTACGATGAACGATTCTTCAATGTCTAACTCGCTGAGTGTACTGGACTTTCTCGCAAAGACGAGATATGCGACTGTGTAAAATCCTCAATCGTCTCTTCATCTTCCTCTGGCTCATTAAGCTCTAGGAGGATACGCTCAATTTCTCCGCCGATCTTTGGATCAAGAGCCTTGATTGCCATTGCATTAGTAAAGTCCAGCTTGACACCCTTTGCATCTGTAATGTTGTGATCTACGATGCAATAGGCAAAGTCGTGCTGTGCTGTCCACGAAGAAAGAGTTTCAAGTTCGATCTTCTGTGTTTCAGGCTCGTTCTGATGTCTAGATCGCTTACTGCGGCCACGCTGAATTTCCTGCTCCATGCTCATCTTTGTACCCTTATCCCTACGCTCTAGCACCATACCGTAAGGAAGCGGTCGAGCAAGAATATAGCCGCCTTCTTCGTCTGCACTACCCGGAAGCGACTTTAGATCAAAACGCTGTGGTTCTGATGTTACGGTTCCAACTGGCATAACACTCTCTCCTGTTCTCTCCTGTAGTGGTACTACCGCTGTAGTCGTCGTTCTCTGCGTTCTAGCTCTACACGCAACTCCTGTAGATGTGCTCTACTTTCCATTAGACGGGAAGTCTCTTCAATAGCCTCCTTGCTCCCAATTACGCCTACAACTCCTGGCTGGTCAAATACCGTTGAAAAGAAATTAGTCGAAGGATTGTAATCGGGATAGAAAAGTTCCTCCCGATGAAGAATCTCACCTGTGTTAATTGCAATAGCTGCCATTGTTACCTCCTGTAGTTTGTGCTCCCTGTCCTACGGCCAAGACAGGGAGCACATTTTTAGTCCTATGTGATTGCTGCCGCTGACTTAACGTGAACCTCGTAAGCATCGCCACCGGCGATACCAAGCATTCTACCTTCTGTATCTGCTGTGATTAGATCACCCATCCCTTCTAGCGGAATGCTATAGGAATCGAAGAAGTAGTTATTTGCCTGTAGACGGACGCCATGTGTTGCAAGTGCTAGCGTCGCACCACCGATTAGCGATTCCATACGAATGGCTCGCTTGTTTGTAGACTTGAAGTTATCGTAGTCTGCGCGAGTTAGGAAGTCAATCTCGGCAGATACAGTACCTTCGGTAATACCGAAGCTGATGTAGCTTGCTGACCGATCAGCACGTACTCTGTTCTGTGCCTCAGCATTGAAGTTAACCCCGAAAGTAAGGCCATTGTGGTTAACGTCTACTGCACCGGCAAATGTCGGAGCAGCACCAGCGGTATCGAGAACGATCCTATGTGCATCGGCACCAAAGAGTAGTGGTGCAACCCAAGCTTCTGCTGGATCAGCCTGAACAGCCTCACCAAGCCCGAAGATGTTGGCAGTACACATCAGTACGCCTGTATCAGTATCGACACTAAACTCAAAACCTGCTAGCGTACAACCGACGTAACCGAATACCTCACCGTTACGTACTACGGTGATGGATAGGGTCTTAGGAGTTGTTGCTCCTGCTGCTGTACTAGCTGTACCTGCACTACTCGGCACGAACTTGTAAACAGCCGGAGGGCCAGCGGTTTTGGTAATGATGTGTCTACCTGCGTAGAGGAAATACGGTAGGAAGTTAGGATCAGCTTCCATTTCGATGTCACCCTCTACATGGTAGTAGGAGGGCTTTGCTTCACTGTGGATGCTCTGCTGCCTAATCTGCTCAGATAGGTACTTATCTTCCGTATACTCTAGACTCTCGCTGATGATCGGAACGAAGATAGTCGGAGCAATATACGTACCCATCGTAGTTTCAAATGCAAGGCCGACTGAGCCTCCACCGCCTAGTCCTGGCGTTGTTGCCATATTTAGCTTTCACCCCCTACTGAAATTGGCTCAGGTGCTACAACGTCGTCTAGTTCCGGTTGTTCAGTGTCAGGCTCAGGGAACATCTTTTCTACTTCTGACGGCCCGTACTTAGCTGTACCTGAAACTGTGATGTACTCGTTGTTTGCCAACTTGTCCTTAACGGACTGTCGATGCCTAGCAACGAAAGCTAGCTCTGCATCCTCATCTAACTTCACTGCCTTGCCGTTTAGTGCAAGAATTCCACCCAAATCAAATTCCATGTCCTTTGGAAATTCTGGATGGTCAATCTTTACTTCGATCATTGCCCCTCCCGTTAAAGTGGTGCTCTACTACTTCCAGACCATGTAATAACTGTCGAAACCGTGGCTTGTCCTTTTGCATTGGCGACAACCCCCGGACGTTCAGAACGGACAAATCCAAAGATAACACCGCCGCCTAGCGTGTAGTCTGTATGCAGCTTGTTCCTGACTCTAGCGGCAATCTGCATATCCTCCTTTGTCCGTGTCTTGTGACTAGCTGTAACTCTTGCGTGGTAAATAATTACCTGTAACTGAAATTCTAGGCTGAACGTACGAGTGGCATATAGCTCTCGTTGAACGGGTACTCCGATTGAAACCACCACAGCCGGGTACTTTGGCAGAATGTTCTCATCAGAGTAACCAACGTACTGAATGCCAAGTGCCGCCTTATCGTCATTGAATAGTGCGTACACAAAGTCTAAAAGCTGTTCAGGTTCTGTGAAGTATGGCATTAAGGCATTTTCATGAATCTACCACCAGGGCCGCGCAACTTTGATCCTCTTCCGCCCATTACGATTGAAATAGTACCTTCAAACCATAGAGCGAATACTGCGTCCATCTTAGCTCTTGCTTCCGGACTTGTTCCTACGAATGGACGTTCGGGCAGTGGATTTTCACTACCGCCGATAGTTCCAAATACATCTTCGCCTCTGCTCTTTGTCGTCCTCTCGTATGCACCAAAGTTGTGCCAAGCCCAATACTCAGGCAATCCCGAAGTATCTAGAAATAGACCTTCGTGTGTAGGAACGAAAGCTGATGGTGAATTGATTGATCCTTGTAGAGCACCTTCAAGATGTAGAATCCTTCCAGCACCGTGTGCTAATGCCCAAGGTTCGTAGCTATCTGCCCAAGGCTGCCATGGAGCGCCAGATGGGTCAGATTGCGTATTGAAATTCTCCTGAATATCTAGTCTTGTAATTTCACCAGCTAAAGCCATAGGTTCTGCTAGATCATCTAGCTCGTTAGCAACTACAATTAGCTGTTGAGCAATGATATCTGGATCTGGCTCTGCCCATTCGTATGTGACATAGGTTGTACTCAAAACTGTGAGTCCATCGTGAATACTGGTTCGGGCAGCGTATTGAAATGACCGTCGCTTAGATGTCTACCTGTATCTACAACCTCTGCTACTTCTACAAGCGTAACTGCACCCGTTGCTACCATTTCCAGCATGTCCATTGCTTCACGATACTTACGTCGTGCGTAGTCAATATCGTCCGGATCATCTTGTGCAAGACGAAGCCTGTAAAGCAGTGCTGCTGCTAGACGACCCCCAATAGCACGAATGTACTCAGGTGTGCTATTGGGAGACGTCCAGCCAGCAAGTGTTAGTGGCGCAAACGTACCCGATAGGCGACCCTTGATAACTCGTTCAATATCAAGTTTGACCTTTGCTAGATCATCGGGCAAATCTGCCAGATCGAACTTGTCGATTGGTAGATGTACCTGAATGTCGCTATCGTGTACGAGTGAGTTAGCCACTACTTCTTCTTCTCTTCTCCATCTACCTCAGCTACAGCCTCAGTTAGACCTTCCTCACTCGTTACAACACCCTGTACTTCTGCAACGAGTCTCTCTTCCTCTGACTGTGCTGCTGCTGCTAGCTTCTTCTGTAGATGAACAACCGGGCTATCAGTAGAACCGGCAGGAATATCGTCGGGGAATGGATAGTTGCGAACAACGCCCCCTTCAACAAGTGCATCCCAACCAGCATCATCTACTTCTAGCTGTGACTTTGTTACCTTCGTCCCGGCCGGGAGGACATTGCGACTTAGGACGACATTACGCTCACCACCGTTCGGCGTACGTACTGTGTCGGTTTCGCCGCTGTTTTGATAATTCGACCAAAGCCACCAACTCTTTGTTTCAGCCATTATCTTTATCCTCCTTTCTACCAGGCCGTGGCGCTAAACGCCGTCTTGATGATGTAACCAGCGATGCCCGATGTTACCTTAGCATCGTATCTCATTGACTTGCGTACTAGGTCTGACTTGCGGCCTTCTTCACGCCACCTATCGACAGGGCCGATAGTACCATCGGGATAACGTACTGCAAACGTCTTACCGAAGGTTAGCGTTTCTAGGTTAGGTTCATCTTCGACATAGCCGAGCCAAACGTCCTTACCCCATAGATCGGTAATTACCTCGGCAGCGTCGATGTTGTCAGCAGCGTTGTACTTTGAATCGACTAGTACGATTTCACCCTCAAACCCGATTAGTTTGCGCCATGCTTCTGCATCGAGTAGAGAGAAGTTAATGAAACGAGCTACGATGTCGGGATGGTTTTCTAGCCAAGGTGCAGCCATGCGCGGAAGTGCCATGCGGTTAGGCGGAACACCAATTAGACCAGTGATCTTTGCTACTGCTGCACGAAGAACGTCAATCGGATTGGAAGTTGCACCTGCGTAGTTATCCCACTGATCGGCAGCACCTAGAGTAATGGTGTTGCCCACAGGATAAAGTGCAGTGTTGCGTACAGTGTCAGCTACTAGCTTCTCATGCCGAAGCAGAATAGAAGTAGTAACTGCTTCTGTTGCATCTTCCATCGGGTCAATCTGAATTGGCCCGCCGAATGCATCGTTTGCAAGACCACCCTGCGAATTAAGGAACTGATCCTCTTCATCGTAGACAGGAGCCTGTAGCGAATGCTCCTTGGTCTTGTATGTATCTTCGCTCCACTTACGGCCACTGATTTCGTTGGCAACTGCGCCAGGAACACGAAGATCAGGATGCATCAACCAGTGTGAACGATCGAATACACGATAACGTCCAGAGGGTGAAGTTACTTCGACAAACGGCATGAGCCGCTGACCATGAAGATTCTGTGGTCGATAACCAATGGAGAAACTGGTTAGTAGCGGGTCACTGTATAGTGTACCGGGATCATACATTGTTAGTCATTCACCCCCTCTTATGCTAGAATGTTGCCAGGTAGGTTAAGTGTGACTCTTGCTCGCTCACCAGCAGCAGCAGTAGCTTCATCACACACGCCAATTACACGTTCTGTTGCAACAGCAGGCTTACAACGTCCGTCAGCAGCCATTGAAACAAGCTGCCCTACTGCAATTGCAGCCGAACATTCCATTTCTGTTGCACCCATGCGTCGTACTAGAACACCCTTACCCTTTAGAATTTCAGCAGCAGTTACTCCAACCTGTGCTACACCACATGCAACATCTGTTGCGGCTGTTACGGGAGTAACAACTTCTTCTGCGGAGAACTTAACTGCGCGGAACTTCGTAATTGCAACCGCAGCGTCGTACCCCTTGTCCTGAATAAAGTTACCAGTTGCCATGTTTAGCTGTCACCCCCTTATGACGTTACGTACGCTTCGGCTAGTTCAGGATGCCGCTTGGCAACTTCCTGAATAGCAGTTTTACGATCTAGCTTATCTTCGGTCATTAGCTGTGCCACCGTATCTGCGTACTTCTGCCGAATGTCCTTGCGCTTCGCAGGAATTA